TACAATCTTAAGAACTTTTGTAGGATCTTTAACCCAAATAGCTGGCATTGTTTGAGACATCATTACACGGTATCCATTGAATTGACCTGAAGATTGGAACCCTTGAGTTCTACCCATGTAATCCATAGTACCATTTTGATACCACCATTTCAATTGATTATCCCAAGATAATTTCAATAAGTAGATGTTGTCATTAGTATTATCTGTGATATCAAAGATAATGAATGAGTAAGAAGATAATGGGAAACCATCAATGATTGGGTTCTCAATATCATTTGTATGAACATTGTCAAATGCTGGATTCAATACAAATTTCACGTTAGCCAAGAATGGAATAACATATGAAGTGTAAGCAAATCCAAAGTTCAAGTCCATACCTTTACCAGTGATAGCACCGATGTCAGCAGCTTGGATCAATAAACCTGAAGATACTGCTTCACGTTTGATAGCCTCATTTACCATTCTCATACCACCCATACCAGTTTGTACAACTAGAGAGCGTTTTGGATCTGGACCTTGGAATTCAACTTTACCATTGAAGAAGTTGTAGATCTCACCACGGAATAAATCCAATGTGAAGTTATTCTTGTTGTAGATTCTTTTGAAAGAGTTATCCAACTGTTTCCAAAGACCCACTGACAATCTTAAATCATCTGGACCATCTTGTTTGATTCTACCACCTTGTCCCCACATTAAGTAAGTCTCAATATCTTGAGCTATCTTAGACAAGTGAGCCGCTTCCATAGTAGTTAAGAAAGTTCTAGATAAATCTCCATTGTCAAAAGCTTTTTTAACTTTGTCTTTACCTAATGTCTTAACCATATCATCTAAGCTACTGATTGAAGGATCATTTAAGTTTGTATCAAATGTTCTCCAGATCTCAGTTACAGGAACTGTACCATCTGCATTCATACCACCTTTGATCATCAAATCTGCTCTAGAAGAAATAGAGTAGTGAACGTGAGCTTCTGCACCTCCTACAAAGTTGTAGAATTCACGGAAACCAGCTCTAGTTTGGATGTCAGAGAATCTCTCTCCATACTCACCACGCGCAGAACCTTTACGGAATACTTTAGTACCATTAGCTAAGTACTTGTTATCCAAGAACTTGAAGTTATCATTGTTTACTAACTGTACGGTATAGATAAATCCATCACCTACAGGTAAGATATCTTCAGCTGTTACATAAAGTTCAACACCGTTGTATTTGTCATAGGTGAACATATCACCATGTCCAAACTCACGTCTGTTTAATTTAATTCTGAATGTTGATCCCTCAATTCCTTTGAACTCATTATCCGGTTCAATGTCTTCAATAATGTAAGGAAGATCAATAGATACAGGAGTCTGCCATCTATATTCACCTCTTGCATTGTCTACCATAATTACATTCTTTCCACCGAAAGAAGACATTTGGTACAAAGGCATTTCAACTTTTTGGGACATAGCCCATAAGTCAACCGGACCTAAATCCATTGGTTGAGCATCTTTCAACATGTTTACTAAGTGGTAGGAATCTACGTGTGAACTTGCATTGTATGCAGTATCACGCAGAAATATACCATTGTTTAAAACTGGAGTTGCCATTTATATTTATTTATTAGTTACTAATTAAAAAGTACGTCTGAAAATATTAGCATTCTGACGCTGTATTGTTTTTTGTGGTTTGTTAGAAGGTCTATCTTCTCCTAAACCGGTATTAGTTGAAGAACTAGATAATTTTCTAGACTCTTCAGTTTTCAAGCTTCTTACTGTTTTTTCTACAGCAGCTTTAGAACCTTGTTCTTTTATCCTACTTCTGTATCCTTCTGGATCTTGAAGTAACCAAAGTGCTTCAGCAATTAAACCATGGTTAGGTTCAACAAACTGATACTTCTCTAACAAGTGTCCTAACAAGTTTGTGTTCTTACCAGATATAGAAGGATAGTTTGGTTGTACTAATCCTGAGTAAAGAACACTTTGTGTTTTCTTATCAAGTTTAACTCCCGCAATCTCTCCTGCCGCAAGTGTATTGTATACACTATCTGTATAAGCTTTTGCTTGTTTTGATTGTTGTTCTTTTTTATGCTCTTGCTCAGCTAATTGTCTTGCAACAATTTCTTCTTGCATTCTGTCCAACTTAGGTTTAAACTGATTAGCTTTTTGTTCAAGCTTATTCATGTCTGCCCAGTCTTGAATCTCTGATTCAATTTCTTCAGCATTTCCAAAGTTAGTAGCCCAAAGATATTGTCTAGCAATTTCTTCTTGGTCATGTTCATTAGTAGGATCTAAATCAATGATCTCTTCTACATGAGCAAGAGTTCTGAAAAGACCTTTTAAATCTTGTCCACCATCAGCTACATACTTAGCCGCAATTTGAAGTTCTTCAGGAAGAGCATTAAAAAATTCTTTAGGAACTTTTGCTTTTACAGCATTTTCTCTTTCTTGGAAGTTTGCTTCAAACAATTCTCTGAAGTCTTTAGTACTATACTCTTCTAATGATTTATCATCATCAAAAGGAATAAGTGTACCTTCCTCAATCATCTTTTGAGCTAGATCATAAAGACCATCTTTATCTACTTTTGGTCTTCCATTCTTAGTACTAGCTTCTTCATTCTGACTAATAAGATTATCTAACTCAGCAATAGTTTCTTCAACTTCTGCTTTGTCTTCTACAGCTTGAGCTTTTTCTTGAGCTGTTGTAGGTTTATTGTCAAGGAACGAGGTGTCAATGTTTTCAGCACTGAACATAGTTTTTGGTTTTTCCTCTGCATTACCATCTTCTGGTGTCATGATGTTTGCAGCTCCGGGATTACCAAATAGTTCATCAATGTTAACATCAACTTGTTCTACCGTTGTAGAGTCTTGAATTTGATCTTCAAGATTAGTTGCTTCTTTATTCATCTTGTTGGTTTTAGTTTATAATTTAATATAAGCAATAAACTTGAAAAATTTAAACACTCTTAAAAATTTTTGGGCACTATATAGCTAACCCTATTATTTTCTTCTTATAAATATTTAAAATAATGACCTTTTGTTAAACCTGATTTAGATTTACCTTTACACACTCTTGTTATATGTGTAGGTTCAATTTTAAAAAACCTTGCTGCTTCAGTAACACTTTTAAATTCAAATAATACTACGCCTTCCTTAGTTATATTACAAACAGGTTTTTTAAGTTTTTCACTTAAATAATTAAAACAAGCAGGATTTTTTTTATATTTTTCTTTTAATTTTTGAGAATGTTTAGCACCTATTTCTTTTCTTTTTTCATCACTTAAATGACCATAACCCAATAAAGTCAAACCTTCAGCATGTTTTTTTTTCATTATTTTAGAATGTCTTTTATGTTTTTCTTTCCAAAGATCTGAATTTTCTAAAGATTTAAGTCTTTTATCTTTGCTTTCATTAGTTGCTTTATAACCTGTTGTTCCTTCACCTCCATCAGTATGATTTGTTAAATCAAAACCCCAGGTTTTAAATTGTGCAATCCAATATTGTTCTAACCAAATCCATTCACCTTTAATTTTGTCTATAACAACCATCTTAGGTTTTTTATCTTTTAATGAAAGATGTTTAATCCAACTATTTACTTTAGTAAGTCTTATAGATCTTTTCCATTGGTAAATATGTTGATTATACCTGTTTTGAGGTTTCACATTAGTTTTACCAACATATCTTACTTTATCAGTTTCAGGATCTACTAAAGTATAAATATAAGTTATCATATTTTTTTATCTGCTTTTAATTCACTTTTTGTTTTATTTTCTCTTGCAATTGCTAGTTGTTTATCTGCTATTTCTTTCTGAGCTTGTATTTTTTCTCTTTCAATTTGAGTTTTTGTAGAATCATTATTCATTCTATTTACTTCTTTTTCTCTTTGTAGATTCATTTGATCTTGGAACTGTTCAGAATTTCTGATATCTTTCATTGCATCTATATAATCAGATTGCATATTTTTATCAATATCAGTCATAGCTCCCATACCAGCAGCTCTAATCTCAGCAACAAGAATATCTCTTTGTCTATTCTTCTCATCTCTTAACTCATTTGCATCAAGCTCCATTTTCTTTTGTCTTTCTTGAGACTCCATTTGTTGTTGTTGCATTTGTTGTTGTTGCTGTTGTTCTTCTTGTTTTTGTTTGTTTTGTTTTTCTTCTGCTGCTTTAAGGGTATTGTTTACTTCAGATACTGTATCTGCTTGCACAAGTTTCCCTAAATCATATATTGTTGCACCAGTAGTATTATTAGTCATAGCCATTTGTTTTAATTGCTCTAGGACGGCTCTATGATTTGCTGTGGTACTACAAAAGATATTAAGATCTCTCATTAATAAATCTGTACCATTTATTTCAAAGTTTACTTTCTCATCATCAGAAGTCATGTATGAAAGTCTAGCTGATGGTTTTGTTGAGTGATAGTACTGTGCAAGGTCTGTTCTCATAGTATGCACGCGAGGCATTAAGTAATCACAGTGTTGCATAAAGAATATTTCTGTCTGAGCGTATGATGCTGAAGCAGCTTGCTCAACTCCAGTAGCAGTCATTTGTGATAACTGTTGACCCATTCTTTGAGGATTAACACCAATTACATCATAAGCTTGTTGCTTAAAGTGCTCAGCTAATTTAATTCTTGACATTAACCTTTCTGTTTGTGAAAGATCTAGTTTTTGAAAGTGTTGAAAGTTAAGAGGATTTTCTGTATTGCTTATTGAGGTATCCAATGGAAGCATCTGGAAATTCTTCATTGCCACATATGCTTTTGCTAAGTTATTCTTACCCCAGTCTTCACCCATTGAATGTCTCGGTAATGAATTCTGATCAAGTAAGATTACTGTCCCTAACTCATCTACTAGTATATCCGCAATCTGATTATTTACAATATTGTATCCAATCTGATATGGTTTCATTAAGTCTAGTAATGCTGTTGACTTTGTATTTCTATCAGAGAATACTGCTCCTTCTACAGGAAGTTTACATCCATATAAACTATTGTCTCCTTTAAATTGGAATCTTAAAGGTCCAATATGGTTTTTATCTACACCAATATAGATTGGAGAGAAACCACCAGGATTATTCATACCCCAGAATGAAGGAATATTTGGTCCAATTTTTACACCACCCCAAACTTCATTAATCCATATCCAGTCAATATGTTCTCCATATACAAGATTCTCTTTAGTTTTATTCTTAAATAATCTTGTATCATAAATTGGATTGTCAGTTACTTTATAATCTTCAGTAATGATTTCATTGATAACTTCACCATTGTCTTTTACTTTAGTCAAGTGTCCAACTTTTCTTTGAGACTTCCAGTAACCTGTTGTTACTCTTAATAAATAAGCAGTACCTTGGTCATAATAATCTTCACCTTCAGAAAGAATCTGATTAATAATATCTCCACCATCATATACAGATCCAGCCATCATTGTGGTATACTGTCTGTATGCTAATGAAGGCATGTTAGTATTCCATTCATGTGATTTAGTAGCATCATAGAATGTACCATCATTTTGACCTCCTATTGCATAACCTGCAGATCTGATTGGATAAACAGCTTCTAATGCTTCATGTTGTTCTGCTGTAAGAACATATCCGTACTTATCAATTACATCAGCAACAGTTAACATATCTACTTTACCTACCCAGTTACCTTGAGAAATATATCTAGCATCTGGAGATTTGTGATAGAAAGTTACAGGTGGATTCCAAAGTTCTACATCATAATCATCCTCCATCATTCTAAAATGCCAGAACTCTCTATCTGTAATAAGCATATCTCTGAATCCTCTTTCTTCAAGTTCATCCATATGGAATCTTTCTACGTCTACTTTATGTTGATGAGAAGCCCATTGTTCTACAAGTGATTTGTAATCCTTCTTAAAGAACTGCTCAATTTGTGGTAATGATTTTAAATTTTCTGGCGCTAGTTGTTGCTGTGCTTCGGGAGATTCTGGATTCATACCTTGTTCCATTAAAGCAGCTTGTATTTGAGTACTCGCTTCAGCCATTAATGTATCCTCAACCATTTTTCTTTTTTGCTCCATCATCTCATTATATGAGAATTCATCAATAGCTCTGTAAGTAAGTTTGGTAGATCTTTTAGCAAATTCAGCTACAAGAACATTAATAACATTTGGGATAATTGGATAGAATTTTAACTCTAAGGCAGACCAGTCTTCTCTAGTTAATACATCAACAATATCTCTCATCTCATTGTTTTCTTCAACTATATAATCTGACTTATCTATAATACCTTTTGCAAGCTTATAGTTCTTCATAAGTCTGCGCGCATTTCTACGGATTTGCTTTAAGCCGTTCCATTCTAACCAATCAAGATTCCAAGCCGCCCACTCATCATCTTTATCTTTTTTAGTAATAAACTGCAAAGGTTGGGTAATACTACCCATCCTATTATGAGAAGCCTTAGCTCCCTTTTTGAGCTGCATAGCGTTAAAAACCTGCATATTATAAAAATTTTAAATTAAATTTATTTGTTTTAATAAGTCTAGTCATATGACTAGGAGATTTTTCAAAAACTTTTGCAACATCTTGAATAGAGTTATAAATTATATTATTTGTTAAATCTATAACTTTCTTTCTTGTTTTTGAATAAATTTTTTCTTTTTCTTCTTCTGATTTAATACGGCCTTTTTGTGCTTTACTAATTATATCTTTTTGTTTATCTGAAATAGTTTTAGCATAATTGGGATTGTTAGAACCTGTCATATAATGTATCATTTTTTCTCTTTTTTCCAAAGACCATTTTTTTCCAAACATTGGATTTTTTTCACCTTTTTTTGAGTCAGATATTTTTTGTATAACTTCACTATTTGGTTGAAATAAACCCTCTCCTCCCATTGTTAAATTTGTAAGTTTTATATTACATTTTTTATAAAAACTAATAAATTCTATTTCTTTTTGACAAGCTTCTTCCCATGTTAAATCATCCAACATTATGTCAATTGTGTAACTTGTTTTTTTAATTACATGTTTCCAATGTTGATTTCTGTTATGTTTTGAGTTAGCTCTTTTATAACTGTTATCAGAACCTATACCAATATAAAATGGTAAATTAGTATCCAACCTGACATGTCTATATAAATAAGGCATAACTATCTTATATTTTTAAATGGAGATCTATTTATATTCTTTCCTCCTGATGAACTACCTGCACTCCTACCCATGTGACGGAAAGGACTACTACTTAATTTATACAAATTTTTGCTATTATCCAAATTTTTTGCCATATCATCCATGATAACTCTTTTAGAATAACCTCTATTAGCTTGCTGAATTCTCATGAAAGCAACCATTGCACAAAAAGCAACAAGTCTATCCACATTGACTCCGTCTGAATAAGCAGCCATTTCTTTTAATAACATGATGTCTGGTATCCTTTCAATACCATATTTAGTTCTTACAATAGTACCATCAGATTTAGTTTCAACATCAAGTTCTTCTTTTGTGTACTCAATGGCATAACTCAGTAAGTGAGCTTTAAATAATGTTCCTGTATTCTTCCAACCATACTCCTGATACACTGAATTATTAGATCCCAGGTCTTTTAAGAACATTATTTGACTTTTTGGTACTAAGTACTTCTGCTTCTTTCTAGAGATCATATACTGAATAAATAATGAGATGTTATTCTCAATTACTGTCCAGGCATTATACCATTCAATAATTGTTTCTAATCTCTGATGTGTTTTATTAATATCATCAAACCTTCCGCACCAAGCGGCTACAATTTTATCTGGTTCTATGTATGTTTCAGTTTCTATACCTGTAACTTTTGTTACTTCTACAGGAGCTTTCATAATATAGATAGAACATAATGATTCACTGGTTGTAGTATTATGGGTAACTAATGCATGTTCTGTAACATAAAGATTATCTGGTGCATCAACTGATATACAAACTGCTTCTGCATCATCACTGTATTCTATATTTGTTATGTATCTACTAAATACTTTTGATGGTTTATATATATCTCTTTTTCTTTTCAATCTAAAAGGTGTCAAGCCTTCAGGTAATAAAACTCTTACGATATATGAATCTAAATGAGTTGTTTTTTTACATCTTATTTTTGCTATTCCTCCAAGTGATTGTACTAATTCAACAACTTGATAAGCCATTATTTTTGATGATGAATAAAATTCAGCACCATGATTTGAATAAGAACCATCTGTATCCATTAAACCTTGCAATAGAAGGAGTCTTGAGTATATGGTTGAATACATATATTGGTCAGGTATATGTTTATCTTCAGATCTCCTACCTTTTAAATCTAATGCTTTTAATTTTTGTGTTAATGAATTTTTTGAACTAGACTTTGTTACAATTGCATAATCACAATTTGAATTTTTTACTTTTTTTATTAATAAATCATCATCTAAGAGGTGTTCAATATAAGTAATTAATTCTTCATCAACTGTACTAAATCTAATAGATTTTTGTGATAACCCTCCATCACCTAAAAGTAAACCTAACAAGTAAGGATGAATAGACAACTTTGCAGAACCCTTAAAAAAAACTGGTTTGGTAATAGGAATAGACCATTTATTTCTATTTTGTTTATCCTTATAATAAGTAGAAATTGTGTATTCTTTTTTAATATTTTTACCAGTACCTGTATAAGTAATTGTTTTAGTGTTGTCTAATAAATCTTTTACAGAAAGAGTATTGTATCCTTTTGTACCACCATTCAATTTTACATTCCATAAGTGATCTTCACATACTTTGATACTATGCCCATCACTAAATGTAATTTTACATAATTTTTTAATACCTTGAGGATATACACCAATTACATTTACAGGTTGGCCATCAGAACCAATCACTTTATTTCCTATTTGTATATCACCTATTCTTTTTCTACCTGTTGGTGTATATAACATATTATCAACATGTTCAGCTTTACCCTCAGCTACGGGGTCAATACTTGCATAGTACATTCCAAATGTAGGATTCTCTACTGGTCTTTCCCATACTACAAGAACTCCTGTTTTATCTTCAGTATTTTTTGTAATTGGAAATTCTATAATAGGTCTTTTGTTACTGTGCTCAGGAAGTATTTTACCGTTGGCATCTCTGCCTAATTCTAAAAATTCATAAGCATATTCTTTATCCTCAATTCTTCTTTGTTGTGCTGTTACAAGATGCATTGGGAACTTAGATATAGTTCTGTTAGCAAAAGCTTCTTCAATATTTCTTGGGTGCTGAGAAATCCTTAACTGGTAAGTTTCTGGAGCAAGTTCTTTTTTCCATTTTTCAAACTGATCATCTAATGCTTCTAGTGCTTCTTGTACTTTTGAATTACCAAAGTTATCAATATAGGGAGGCATAGACCATTGTTCAGGTATAAATAACCCAGATCTTCCTACAGAACCTTTATTATCTAATAAGTCTGTTTCTACAGAATAGATATCATTTTCTTTTGGATACAGAATCATTTTTCTCAATGGTTCACACTGAGACAAATCCCCTACAGATCCTGCTGCTATAAACACACCAGTAGTAGTTAAACCAGATCTCATTGCTGGGCGCATATACTCATAAGTATTATCCATCCTTGGAGCAATCCCTGCTTCTTCATGAAAGAAGTATTTAACCGGACCCCCTACACCATTTGTTGGATCTTTCTCAAATGACATACCTTGAATAGTACCTTTAAGACCTACTTCTGTTTTTCTATCTCCTCTTCTTACTTCAATCTTTTGTTGCCACATCATAACCTTGTCTGGAGACATAGGTCTATACCATGCTGTATGTTCATTAAGAAAAGCCGCGTACTCTTGTAAAAACTTCCAGGATCCTTTCTCATTGATGTAGTCTTTAAGACTGGCACCAATCTTTAGAGTAACCCCTTCTTCAAACCATTGTTGATTAAGAAGCTTAGCCATGTGATAATAAGAAGAAGCTATCTGTCTTTTCTTTAGAATAGCAATGTGATTATAGTTTAGTTCTGCTAGTATCTCATATAGAGCCATGTGATACTGAGCATCCCGGATATCAGCAAAACCAAACTTTTGTATTTCTTTGTTGAAGATAGGTAGAAAGTTTAACCACATATAGTAGTCTCTGGTCATATACCAGACTTTACCTTTTTCTTTAATAAGAACACCTCTTCTGCATTTTGCTTTCTGATCATCCCAATAACTTATAAAATCTTTGGATTTAAAAGGAGCTGTACAATAAACTTTGTCTTTATTAAACTTAGTAGACTCTTGTGTAAATAAACTTGTGGTAGTATCATTAAACTCATACTTGCCAGGTTCTTTAAAAACATTGGTTAGTAAGTAATCATAGAATTCTTCTCTGGAGTTAAAGTCAGTAGAAGTCCATGTACCATTATCCCATGTAGGTATGTCTTGATATATTTCTCTCATTATTAGTTAGTTAACTATCATACGACAATCCAATTCCTCCGCGCACTTTGCTGGATTGTTCTTCTTGCAAATCTTTGTAGACTCCTTTAAATGAAGCTCTGATATCATTAAAACTTTTAGCAGCTGCAATAATAGAGTTCATGTTACCGTCCCTACCTGTAGTAAGTGTTGATGTTTCCATAAACTTTGCTAATCTATCTAGCATAGATGCAATACCTTTATATGCTCTAGATGTTGGAGTTTCATACATTCTTTGACAGAATAGTAAACCAATGGCAATGTCATCATCTTCTGTAGAAAACTCTGCTTGTATTTCATGAAGAATTATAGATTCTTTATCTATTTCAGGTGTATAGAAAAATGGATTCATATCTGGATTAGGACAGGTCATGTAAAACAAGTACTGATAAATCTTTAAGTAATCATCCGGATAATTATCCATGATATCTTTTAAAGCTTTCAGTGTATAACAATGTTCTGTAGGAATTACAGTGCCGTTTTGTACATCAAATAATCTTACTAACATACTATTTCTTTTTAATTACTATTTTGTTGTCTTTGATATAATGCATTAAAGCATTAACCTCATCTACAAGATACGGAATCACCATGGGAATTACATCTTTTATTACAGGATCTCCATTGTGATCTAGTTTAATAACTGGATATCCATATTCATCTTCTGAATCAACTTCAAATAAAACATGGTGAATAAACATTTTTCCTGGTTTTAATTTAGGATTATGTTTAAGTATAATGTACATATAGATACTTAACTGTAAAGCATAATGATAGAAATGACAATCATCAAGATTATCTACAGGAGGTATCAATTTAGTTGATTTACCTTCCCAATTTATATAGGACTCCGTTTTAATTTCTTTAGATGTTTTATAATCAATAATATTTACTTTACCATTCACTACTTCAACTAAATCTGACTGACCACATATACCTGCAGATTTAAGATATACCATATGTTCAGGATACACTCCTTCTTCTAGCTTCTGACTAGGTGCAAGTTTTATACCACTTTCTGTTGTTGCATTAGGAATAAAAATAGGTATGTTTTTTCCATCAACTTCAAGAGATGATAATGCACAAAGATCTGCTTCTCTCTGGTTGTGGTAATATGTTCCCATTGTAACAGCTCTTTCAGATTCAGTTTCCCAAATCTCTTGTATCTTCTTTGGCTCAATACCAAACCACTTAGATCTCTTATTCTTAGAAACTTTTGCAGCAATAGACTTAGCATCAAAAGGTTTTTTAAAGTGAGCAACTAATGTTGTTACACTTATCCAATTAAGTTTATCCTCAGCTTCTAAGCTTTTGTAAGTATGATCTGTTGCACTAAAGTATATACTCATCTTATTTAAGTTTATCTAGTTTGTCTTCATCTTCTTCTGATACTACAGCTTTCCATCTTAAATCAGGACAGTCTGATGAAAGAGATCTTAGTTTAAATTTTAATGAACATCCACATAATTGACAACATGGTTGTGATCCTGTTAAAGCACAAGAATCACCTTTATCATCTTTTCTTACACAGGCATTACAATGTTGCATTCTAGCTGCAGCTATCTCCTCAACAAATCTATCTCTTATAATGGAATTCTTAACACCTTCCATGATTTGGGTTCTATTCTTCCAAATCTCCTTTAAGTTTGGTTTCATCTTTAGATTTTTTAAAGTTAATTTTTCTTTCTTCTTCTTTAACAATCATCTCATGTAGATTCTTCATAGCTTCAACTTTTATTTCTAAAACTTTTTTATGTTGATATGCAGCAAATGTAGATGTATCATGTGTGATTAATTTTGTTTCAATAGTTTCAATACCTTTTTTAACAGCATATGGTTTAGCAACAAATTGCCCTAAACCATCTACATTAATTCTAGGATGGGATAAGTTAGTAAGATTTTTCCTTAATGTTTTATATACATATTCAATTAAGTCTTCTACTAAATTATGATCAACTTCTAATTCCTCAGAAATTGTTTTATAGAGGCTGACTGCTTTCTTCGGATTCATAACCTAATAATTTATAATCAAGTAAAATTGTACCTGCTGTTTGTATTTTCAATGCTGGATTTAACATCACTTGTTTTTTATTACTTGGATCTTTTACTATCAATCCATTCTTCTCAGCTTTGTTTATGCAATTTCTAACAGTTTGTGGAGACTTGAATATCCAGTCTTCATCAGAAGATGCATCATAACAAAAATGAGTAAGCTCTATTGGTTGGTTAAAACTTAATAGAGTTAAACAGTTTAGATCAGATTCACTCATCACTATACGGTTAATATAGCAATGAGTTAGTATCTGAAATTTAACCACATCCCACTTAGGCATCTTAACCTTTTTCTGAACTTGGTTAACTGTTGCCATACTTATGATCTTTTAAGTTTTCTTTCTGCTGTAGGAGAGTTTTGTTCCGCAGTTTCTTTTTCCTCTTTCTTTTCTTCAGGTTCATCCTCACGGTCACTAGTATCTTGCTCTTGCTGAGCTGCCATAATATTAGCCCACTGGATTTGAATAGTGGCTCTTCTAAATCTTGCTTCCTCAATTTCAGTTAAGAACTTTTCATACTTACTTTGTGATTCTAAATAAGGTAATGAATCATCATAGAATGCTTTCATTTCTTCTTTTCTTGCAGCTAACTCCTCTTGAGTTAATTCTTGCTCTTCATGTTGGTTTGACATAATTTATACTTTTTAAGTTTAAACAAAGATACTAATAAAGTTTAAATCTCTGATGTTTAAATTAAAAAATCCAGATACTTAGAGCACCTGGATTATAGTAATGTGTGTTACGGTAATGAGTATTACCTATTTTTAATTGTAAAGTTTAATATTGTAAGTGAATAAAACACTCTAGTAACATCTATCTCTACACTAAATAAATCAAGACTTGATAGTCTTAATTTTAAAATTAATTTATCCCACTGTTTAGTTGGGGATTTCCAATTGTTTCTAAATTTCATACTTCAAATTCATTTAATAAAACATAAGTAATTTTTTTCTGAGGTTTTAATAATTTGATCCATTCTAAATGTTTTTGCTTGTTATTAACAACCTGACAACCAGCAGACCAACTTCCAATGTTTTCCTGCAAGCCTTTAAAGTTATTGTCATAAGTAGCAGCATGAAAGTTAATACCATAACCAGAACCTTTAATAGGAATCCCAATTTCTTCTGATTTTTCATCCATATCTCCATCACGAAAAACAATAAAGTTTCCTACTTGCTTTAATGCAGGCATCTTACCCATGTGTAAACCATAAGTCCACACATCATAATACCATTCATCTGATTTAACTATTGCTGCTCCTGCTTTGTTGTATTTAAGGAAACCACCTTCTAAAATTGGAGTACCAGGATTTGTTGTACCAGATGTAACACCAACAAAAGAAGCTTCATTAAACAAATAAAATTTATCATCAAATTTGTTTGGTGCATCTTCATTTGATCTTATACCAAGTATCCAATATCCTTTTGGGAGAGCTGTAAATGATTTTAATGACTTAACTTTATTTAAAAGTTGTACATCATTATATGTTCTTACATTAATCATAAAATTCTATTTTATTTCTATTGTTGGAGTGTCAACAGTTAATTGTGATAGCATTGCTATTAAACCTCCTCCAAAGGCAGCATAGCCTCCAATAGCTATTAATGTAGCTGGTAAAGAAATTGGAGCAGTTGCTACAAATGTTCCTACAGCTGTTAAACCTAAACCAATTCTTTGTACTTTCTTCCAGAACTTAGGGGTAGGTGCTTTAAATCTTTCTTTTAAACTTAACTCTTTCATATGTTTATTTATTGATTACAAATTGTCTTACAGCATCTGAAAGCTCACTTACATTTCTTGCAAGATTTTTTATTTCTAACTGTGTTTGTTCTTGGATAGCTTGATATTTAAGTCTTGCTTCTTGCTCAACTAGTTCAATCTTTCCTTTTAATTTACCAAGTTCCTCAGCATGATGTTGAGCTCCCTTTAGTAAAATTTCAATGTCTTTTCTTGTATCATTATAGGCATTCTTTAAAAAGAAACCAAAAGCAGTAATCAATGTTGCTGCTATAAATAATACAATTGTTAGTGTACTTAAATCCATGTTTAATAAGTTTATAAAATGTATATAATAATATACAAAAAATTTTAAAATAAACCTATAAAAAATACGTATCTCTTACTTCACTAGGGACATTATCCATAGCTTGAAACATCTCAAATAAGATAGGTCTCTGAGTAATAGCTAATTCATAAATTTCATCTAATGCAGCTTGCTCATTAGGAAAAGTAAAATTGCTTGCAAGGTAATCTGATATTTCAGGATCAGATGGTCTTAAACAAACAGTAGCCTGTAAATCGGGCTCAATAAAATAACTTGTTTCTAATGTAAATTGTTTTTTCTCTATAGGAAATTGAATTACAGCAGGATTATAATCAATCTCTGGTAAAGTTAACAACCAAGCATCACAACCAATTAATTGTGCTTGTTGCAAAGTACATCCGTTTACTTCTTCATTTGAGATAAACCAAACCCCGTTAGC